AGAAATGAGTAAACTAGTAAAATATATACTTAGAAAAGTTAGATTCTTACACTACTGTGGTTTTCACAATGAAGAATGTAGACGTAGAATTTATACAACTGAACAAGATTATATATGTTTAAGAACGGGTAATACCCACAAAAAATTTGAATTATGAGTTTAAGAGAACAACTACGCAGAAATAAAACAGTGCGTGGAAGAAGATGGACAGTTAAAAGAGACAGCGAAGGTGCGCTGGTCGGAGTTAAAATGATCTATAACCCTGACGAATATATTACATATTCTACCGCTAAACCAATGGTAGGTGATAAAGATTTGCTTAAGATATTAGATAAAGAGTTTATTAATAAAAATTAAATAAAATGGGATATACACTTGTAGAGCCACTAGTAATGATATTTACTTGTCTGGTTGTAGGATTAGGATTAGGTGCATTATTTATGCATAGAAAGTTAAATGTAGAGATAGCTCTTCTAGAAGAAGATGTCACAACAGCACATAAAAGGCTTAGAGAATTACTCGGTCAATACAATGCTGTACGTTCTAAGAAAGATGTTACTAAGGCTACTATCCTAGATGATAGCTTTAAAGCAGAACTTCATATAAAGGACGATAAGATAGATAGATTGAATGCGTTAACAGAGGTTTATCAATTAGATAAAAAAGGTTCTCAAAAGAACTTGGAAACAGCTGCAGCTCAAATATTAATACTAGAAAGTAGAATATCTAAGAATAAGAAGATAGCTATTGCAAGAGAGACTGAGTTAACTACTGCTTTAACTTGTATAAATGATCAACTAGAATTAATTGATACTTTGGAGTCTAATTCTAAGTCAGAAGGTTATAAGAGAGTAGATACTAATACTGAGATACAAGAATTAACTCTTTCAGTAAAAGCTAGAGACAGGTCTTTGGAAAGAAAAGATAAACGTATTCAAGAACTAGAGTCTTTATTAGAAGAGGATGACGATGGTAAAAGGTTAGGAGGTGGTGTTGGTAACTGGAAGCGGATATGAATGACGAAGACATAGACGAAATACTACAGTATAAATATTGGCCTGTTGTAGATATAGAAGGTACTGAATTTAAAGCTATATTATATAAATATAGAAAACGTGATAATAGCTGGAGACAAAAAAAGTCACGTAGATTTAAGACTCCCCATGAAGCTTGGGAATATCTTCGAGATACACTGGTAGACACATTAAAATTTATAAGATGACACAATTAAAACTATTTAAGATGGATACAAATGATTTAAGAGATCAACAACAAAAGAAAGCCTTGAATCATTGGGCTATAAATGGATTCGTAGGTAGTATATTAGCAGGTACAGGTTTTGGTAAGTCTAGATGTGGTGTTATAGCTGTAGGTGAAACTATAAAACGTCTAACTAAATACAATGACCACGGTGAGCGTATAGTTCATGTCACTGGATTAGTGCTAGTACCAACAACACAGCTAAAAGAACAGTTTGAACAAGAATTTATTAAATGGGGATATGAAGGTGTATTAGACATGGTTGATTTTATGTGTTATCAAAGCGCTTATAAGATGAAAGATAAGCACTATGACATAGTTGTATGTGATGAGATACATCTTGGTTTATCTGTAGAGTATCGTAAATTCTTTGAGAACAACGATTTTAATAGATTATTATGTTTGACTGCCACATTACCTGAAGAATATGAATATGAAGAGTTACTATTAGAACTATCACCTATAGTGTATGAAATTACATTAGATGAGTGTGTAGACTTAGGATTAGTATCTCCTTATAACATTACATGTAGACCTTTAGAGTTAACATATATTGAGCGTACTGAGTACAAAAAGATAAATAATAGATTTGTCTATTGGAAAAGTCAGCTAGGGCAGCACGAAGCTTTTGATAATGCTAAATATATATTAAATAATATATCATCATCTTCAGAAGAGAAAAGGGCTGCCACACAGTTCTACAGATCTATAAGAGAACGTAAAAAGATTATAGATTTTGCAGAAAATAAAATAGAAGCATTTAAAGATATAGTATTAAACAATCCTAAAAAGAGGATACTTGCATTTGGAGGTGCTAATGATTTCACTGATATGTTAACAGACTCAGTTATACCGTTAGCCCAGGCGTACCACTCTAAGAAAAGTAAAAAGCAAAAAGACTCTGCTTTAAAAAATTTTAGAGATGGTGTTATAAATGTATTGTGCTCAACTAAAGCTCTGAATCAAGGATTTGATGTTCCTGATGCTAATATGGGTATTGTATGTGGATTGACAAGTAAGTCTCTACCTATGATACAACGTGTAGGTAGGCTTATTAGATTCCAAGAAGATAAGATAGGTGAGATTATAATACTATACATAAAAGATAGTCAAGAAGAGAAATGGCTATTAAGTGCAGTTAAGAATTTGAGTAATGTAAAATTTGAAATATGATAATAGAAATAGATTTAGAATTAATAAAAGAAATAGGGCTAACCCCTAACCAGTATATATATTTACATTGTAAACATAAAGAACATGAATATACATTAAATAATATTCAAGTGCCTATTTTAATAAATGGTGGATGGCTTGACGCTGAAGGAGATATAGGCCCTAAATGGCTGGACTTATTTGCTTCAGATTTTAATGACTTATTTATTCAATTGCTTGATGCTTACCCTGCAATTGTAGAGTCCCCTAACAGAGGTAAGCGTGTTTTACATGCCAAAGACCCTGATGCATATACTAATATGAAAGCTAAAAATAGGTATCGTAAGATTACTGGTGAGAAACTAGAGAAACATAAAGAGATTATGAGACTACTACAGGTTCAACTAGCAACAGATGATCTTGAGTATATGCAAAAATTAGATACATGGCTAAATAATCATACTTGGGAACAGTATATAGATATTAACTTAGAAAAGAAAGACGATGGAAGAATCACAAGATCCCTTTAAGAAGGGAGGGTTTCAAAAAATTGGGACCGCAGTAAAACAATCACTTGCGGTTGTTAGAGATGCTATGCTAGGTAACAGAGATGTTATTCCTACTAAGTGGCCAAGGCTAAACCGTAACTTACTAGGAGGATTACAGAAAGGTAAGTTATATGTTGTAGCAGGGCGTCCAGGTGTGGGTAAGTCAGCATTTAGTAATCAACTTATATTTGACGTTCTAGACAGTAATCCTGAAACAGCTATGGTGGTTTTATACTGGACATTTGAGATGCCTGGTTACCAGCAGGTGATGCGAAGCGCTTCTAAAGATCTGAAGAAGGGGTTAGGGGAGCTATTCTCATTAGATAAACCATTATCTAAGAAAGACTTTGAGAGTTATGCGTCTAATGCTACTAGATACAACAAGTATGAGATATACTTTAATAATCATCCTAGAAGTATGGAGTTTATAATTAAAGCTAATGAACGTATATTTGTAGCTTACCCTAATAAGACTATTATTAATGTGTTTGATCATTCTAGATTGATTTCAGGTAAATCAGAGACAGAACTTCAGCGTTTAAACGTAGTTTCTAAAGGATGTATGTATTTACAATCTAAAATGGGTACTGTAAATATACTATTGTCTCAGTTAAACAGGAATATAGAACAGGAACACCGTGCTAAAAACCAGTACCAACCTTTGTTAACAGATTTATTTGGTGGTGACAGTATTGGTCAGGATGCACATGTTGTTATGATACTTAATAGGCCGCACGCTTTATATGGCATAACCGGTGTCTACTGCGATGAGGATCCTGTTAATTTATTAGCGTGTCATGTAGAAAAGAACAGAGATGGAATGCTTGGTATGATACCATACGAAGCAGATATGTCAACATTTACAATTAACGAAAGAAAGAAATAATGAAACAAATAGATGAAATGTTAAAACAATGGATACATAGTAGTATCATAAGAAAAGCATTAAGAAAATTAATAGTCGAGTATGCTACAAGCGCCTATCAAGATGGTCAAGGAGTGGATGGATACGGTAGATACTCATAAAACAAATAATAAAATGAAAGAAAAAGCAATTGAGATAGTTAAGAATTTAGATATGACTATTGATAAATTACGTAAAATTAAAAATAGAGTAGCACAAGACGATAGTGGAGTATTTAGTAATCCTTGTGCTTCTGTGGATAAGTTAGAATCTAAAAGAAAGCAAATAATATTTAAATATAAATTAAAAAAGTAATAGTATGGAGTTACCAACTAAAAAGGTAAAGGCTAGCCGTAAATCGCCAAAAACAATGATAATATATGGTCCTCCTAAAATAGGCAAGACTACTATGCTATCACAATTAGATAATTGTTTGATTATTGACTTAGAGAATGGTTCAGATATGGTTGATGCTTTAAAAGTTAAAGTAAACAGCTTAAAAGAACTATCTGAAGTTGGTCAACAAATAATTAAAAACAATAAACCATATAAGTACGTAGCAATTGACACTATTTCTAAATTAGAAGAGTGGTGTGAAGCAGACGCTAAGTTACTTTATATGAAAACTCCGATGGGTAAAAACTTTGATACAAAGTATCCTGGGATGTCAATACTATCATTGCCTAATGGCGGTGGCTACTTATACTTGAGAATAGCCTTTCAAAAATGGATAGATAAATTGAACGTGCTGGCAGATCATGTAATCTTAGTTGGCCACTTAAAGGATAAAGTAGTTGATAAGAAAGGTACGGAAGTAGTTGTACATGACCTCGACCTTACCGGTAAACTTAAACAAATTACTTGCTCACGGGCAGATGCTATTGGTTATATAAGCAGAGATAAAGATGAAACTATAATTTCCTTTGATTCTTTGCAAGATGTAACAGGTGGTACAAGATGTCCACATTTAATAGGGAAGACCATGCCCTTAGTCTGGTCAAAAATATTTATAGATTAAAATGAATAGTAACTTAGAAACAAAAAAAATGATTGAAATGAGAAAAGACGTAGAACCAGGTGAAACGCCTGAAAGCATCAGCATCTCTATGATTGATCAAGATCTTAAGAACGGTGTTAGTAAGTCAGACATGGCTATCAAATACAATATTAAGCCTTGGGAAGTAGATAGAATGTTTGAGCATCCTTTACTGAAAGGTAGAAGACCTAGTAAAAAAAGACCTTTATCCTTTACTTTTGTAGATGATATGTCTGAGCAAACATTTGAGGCCGCTCAAGAAGCTTTAGATCCTAATCAAGTAACTATTGAAGATGTTATTGCAGAAGCTAACGAAGAAGTTAAAGCTAACTGGGACGAACACACTAGAGTTGAAGAAGGTATGGACCATAAAGGTGAGGATGATGAGTTAGAAATTCCAACTTTAAGAGATACCTTAGATTTAGTAAAAGAACAAGAACTAGAAATGGAGGAAGATTCCTTCGAATTATAAATTATTAAAAAAAAGAAAATGATAGAAAGTAACGACAGTACAAAAGAAGTTCTAGGCACCATTAAATTATGGGCCGGTGTAACTAATATGGAGGTTAAGTCTGTAAATCCTAATATGGCAGAATTACATGCAATGGGAATTATGGTTAAACAAGAGCCAAATTATAAAATGGAGCTTAATGGTAAAGATATTTACAAAGTAGTATTTTGGGTAGGTAATCCAGATCTTACAACTAAAGTAGAATTCTTGTTAGAGAACACAGCTAAAATTACTAGAGATGGTAATAAGACGCAGTTTGTAAATAACTATGGTCAGTTTGCATATGCTACAGATGCAGCAGCTTTATCTGCGTATGATTGGTACAAACAAGAAGGTGTAAGAGCGGCATTCCCTAACGAAGAGAAGTTAATTGGTTTTATTAAAGCTTGGGCTAATGTTGCAAGCGGAGGTAAAGTATCTTTAGATACTATGTCTAATATTGCAGCAGGTACTGATCTTTCAGAACTTAAACAACTAGTTACACAGTTAGCTGCTAACAGAGTTAGAGTATTAGTTGGTGTTAAAGATGGTAAATATCAAAATGTATACACTAGTCACTTTGGTAGAACTCAGAAATCAGGAGATTCTTATTTCATTAAGCATCTTAATGGAGAGTACTCAGGATTCAATGCAGAGTTCCCAGGAGATTTACAGTGGGGTCAATTTTCACCTCAGCTATCTGTAACTAGTGCTGATAAAGATGCAGCAGCTCCTGCTGAATCTGACGATTGGATATAACATGATTGAGAGTAGAGATAGTGATGCTTACCTGCATACAGATGTAATACTTAAAAGAATATCATCGTATGATATATTTAGATATTATTGCGGATCTTTTAAAGAGATAGGAAACAGATTTTGTAGTGAGTTAAGACAGGACACTTCAAATGACAGTGTAATTATAAATTGGAATGGAAGTCTGTTGTATAAAGACTTTGGTAATTCAGAGCACACATTCAATTGTTTTACATATGTATCTTATAAGTATAGTTGTACATTCAACGAAGCTCTACTAATTATTGACACAGATTTTGGATTAAATCTAGGCCCTAAGACTACTACGAATGTAGTCGAGGGTCCTAGACCAAAACTGTATGGCCACAAAGTTATTGAAAATAAACGAGTGACAATTATTAAGAAAAAGAGACGTCCCTGGAATATGTATGACCAAATGTTTTGGACACCGTTTAATATAACTAAGAAGATATTAGAATCTTTTCTTGTTGAACCTATATCATATTATTGGATAAATGAAAATAGATTTGTATGTAAATCTATTACCTATGCTTATAGAATAGGATTAAAGTACAAGATATATGCTCCTCTTGATAAAGAGAGAAAATGGTTTTCAAACACCAATTCAACTCAGATTCAAGGCCTTCATATGTTAAAGGGGCTAGAAGGTACTTTAGTAATAACTTCCTCATTAAAAGATGTAATGACTTTATATAGTATTGGAATTCCTGCTATTGCGTTTCAAAGTGAAACAACAATGCCTGATGAAACTATTATAGAAAAGCTTAAATCTCATTTTAATTGTATAATTTTGTTTTATGATATGGACCTTGCTGGCCAAACAATGGCAAAAAAAATCTGTAGTACTTTTGGATTTTTAAATGCTGAGTTAGACCTGCATTGGGATAGTAAAGATGTTTCAGACTTTATAGCAAACGATCGTGTACAACGCGGTAAAGAATGGAGAATCGAACAAGTAAAACAAATACTAATTAATGTACAAAAAAGTGAAGAGAAGAATAAAAGCTAAGGCAAACAAGAAAGTTAGGAATGCAATTGCTAGTGTATATAAGGGAATAAAGTTTAGATCAAAGTTAGAACTATTCACTTATCAGCAGCTAGAACAGGCCGGGATTAAATCATTGTATGAACAGAAGAAATTTGTATTAATGGAAGGATTTCGTTTTCCAAACAGAACTGTTGAGCCACACAAAACTAAAGGATATATAGACACAACTGTAAAAATTAGAGATATAACTTATACTCCTGATTTTGTAGACCCAAATGATGCGTGGATAATAGAAGTCAAAGGGTTTGCCAATGATGTATTTCCATTAAAGTGGAAACTCTTTAAAAACCACCTGATGGAGAATGGTCAAGACTATGTTCTGTTTTTACCTAAGAATAGGAAACAGGTTTTAGAAACCATAGATATTATTAAACAACTATAGGTTAAAGGCGTAACATACCCATTCTAGATGTTATTGTTTAGAAGTCCTTTTTCCTTTTATATATTAAAGAGCCCTATAAACGGGCTCTTTTTTATTAACCAATTAAAATTATATTATGCTAGTAAAAATAATAGAAATCAAAATTACTGTAGACGAGGATAACATATCTAGACTCTACAAAAACTATGATATAAACTATGAAAGCCCCGAAGATTTTATAAATATGCTTATCCAAAATATGGAGAGTGATACTGAGTGGGACGGGTTTCCAGTAGACAGCTTGAAAGAGTTTGGATATGAAGTAGTTTGTACAACCGATTAATTAATAAAAATCAATAAAATTATGTCAAACTTAGTAAGCCCATGCTGTGGGGTAGAGTACACAGATAATGAGGATGGACGCAGCTATTGCTGTGACGCAACGATAGAAAATGGTATATGTCAAAACAAAGACTGTTTAGATAACGCAGAGCCTGAGGAAGGCTACGTGTGCGGGACATGTGATGAATTCTTTGATGAACCAATTGCTGAATATGAGTATATTAACCAAATGTTAGACTCTAAAGCAGAAGATAGAGCAGATGCAGAGAGAGACGAAGGATGATAGAAAAGATCACTCGAAAGTCTATGCTTATAAGGCCTTCTGGTAGATCCACAGACTTTATAACACCAAGCTTTGGTTATGGTTGTTTGTATGACTGCTCTTATTGTTACATGAAAAGGCATAGACCAACAGGTCTTACTGTAGCAACTAACACAGGAGATATACTAACAGCTGTAAACAATCACGCTTTCTTTACCCCGGTAGAGAAGCCTAATCAAACTCATGCAGATTTTACAACATATGATATAAGTTGTAATGAGGATTTCTGTCTTCATGCTAAGTATCATCAATGGGAAGATATATTTGAGTTCTTTAGAGATCATCCGATAGCAATGGGATCATTTGCAACAAAGTTTGTAAATAAGAAACTGTTATCTTTTAATCCTGAACGTAAGATACGTATTAGATTCAGTCTTATTCCACAGCATAAATCAACGCTTCACGAACCTAATACTTCTCTTATACTAGATAGGATACAAGCTATAGATAGATTTATAGATGCAGGCTATGACGTGCACGTAAATTTTAGTCCTATTATTGTATATGATGGGTGGCTAGAAGATTACAAGTACTTATTTGAATTACTTAACCTTTACGTAAGAAATAAAGATATAGTACTTTCAGAATGTATATTCTTAACACACAACTTTAAAAAACACACAGCTAATATGTTTGCTAACCCGGCAACAGAAGAAGACCTTTGGGTCCCTGAAAAACAAGAAGCTAAGATTTCACAGTATGGTGGAGAGAATGTACGATACAAACTTGGATTTAAGTCTGAGTATATACAAGAATTTAAACAATTACATCAATCAATTATACCTTGGAACACTATAAGGTATATATTTTAAATCAATTAAACATGAGAAACAATCAAGATCAACTCTCTAGAATATCAAAGACATTGATATTTTCAGAGCCTTTCTACGGTATCTTCCTTATTGGATTGCAAAAGCAATTTACTAAAGATTGTGCTACCGCAGGTGTAGGAAAACACGGTATAGGTATGAGGTTAGTTATTAACCCAGACTTCTTTATGGATCTTAGTGAAAACCATCAGCATGGTTTGCTAAAACATGAGCTATTACATATAGCTTTTGGACATATTATACTAGCAGATAGATACGATAACAAGAAGCTTTTTAATATTGCGGCGGATATAGAAATCAACCAATATATTGCTGAGCATATGTTACCAGAAGGTGGATTAACTTTAAACTCTTTCCCTGGTACTGGAATACATATGCACCCAAAAGCAGGTACTAAAGTATATTATGACCTACTTAATGATACTTGCGATCAAGATGGTAACTCAGACAATGAAGCACTGCAGAAATTGTTAGGAGACATGGATGGCAATAGTCAGTATGACCATAAAGAATGGGCCGAGATTGGTGACTTACCTGAAGCAGAGAAGAAGCTTGTTCAAAAACAATATGAGCATCAGATGAAACAGACAGCTGAAGTTATAGAGAAGCAGTGTGGTACAATCCCTGGTGAACTAGCTGAGCTTATTCAAAGACTATTTACTATAGAGCCTCCTAAATTCAACTGGAAAGCCTATCTTAAAAGGTTTATTAACAACTCTACTACAATCTACACTAAAAAGCTTAGACGTAAGAATAACAAACGTTACTCTGGTAATCCCGGTCTTAAGATTAAACATAAGAATCACATGTTAGTAGGTGTTGACACTTCGGGCTCAGTAAGTAGTGAAGAGCTTGTAGAATTCATGCACGAGATAAATCATATGCATAGAACTGGTAATCAAATCACTGTAGCTCAGTTTGACACAGAGATAACAGATATTTCTTTATTTGATCCTAAGAAAGACTGGGAAATCAAAGGTAGAGGTGGGACATATTTCCAGCCGGTGGTAGATCACTACAATGACCCAAAGACTAAGTATTCAGGATTTATATGTCTAACAGACGGTGAGGCAGGTACTCCACGAAATTGCCCAAATAATGCTTTATGGGTACACAGCAGCAAATGCCAGATAAACGAAGACTTACCTGGTGTAAAAATTCAATTAAATTAATTAAACAAAAAATCAAAATTATGAATGAAGTAAATTTAAACATCGATGAATTGGAAGGTTTTGTAGACCACATCATCACAAACAATCGTCACTTACAGTCCCAGGGTAAGAAGCCTGTAGCAATTGAGGTAGTAGGTGAGTCAGGTATTGGTAAAACTACCAGTATTATGGACATGACAGCGCGCCACGGTCTAGACTTTGTTAAGTTAAACTTAGCACAGATCGAAGAATTAGGTGACTTAGTAGGATTTCCTATTAAACAGTTCCAAATGTGGACTGAGAAAGAAGGTAAAAAGATAGGTAAATGGGTAGATGAAGTTGCTGTACAGGCGCAGCACAAGCTAGGCTTTCAAACAACAGGTAAGAGTAGAATGTCTTATTCAGCTCCTGAATGGATAGCGGATAAGAAAGCCGGTGGTGTATTGTTACTTGATGACTGGAATCGTGCAGACACAAGATTTATCCAAGCATGTATGGAGCTAGTAGATAGACAGACTTATATCTCTTGGACATTACCTAAAGATTGGCATATTATATTAACTGCTAATCCTGATAATGGTGACTATATGGTAAACTCTGTAGATTCAGCACAAAAGACTCGTTATATATCAGCTAATTTAAAGTTTGATATAAATGTATGGGCTCGTTGGGCGGAAGAGAATAACTTAGATACTAGATGTATCAACTTCCTGTTAATGCATCCTGAGTTAGTGACTCAAGAAACTAATGCAAGATCTATATCAACGTTCTTTAATAGTATCTCAAGTATACCTAAGTTTGAAGACCAATTGCCGTTAGTGCAGATGATTGGTGAAGGCTCAGTGGGTAATGAATTTGCTTCTATGTTTACGACGTTTATTAATAACAAGCTTGACAAGTTAGTAACTCCACGTGAATTAGTGACCGGTCCTGACGAAGTATTGTTAGAATTAAAGGAATGTATTGGTAGTAACGAGTCTTATAGAGCGGACATAGCAAGCCTTTTAGCTACCAGAGTAGCTAATTTTGCCGTTGCTTTCTCTAAAACGGACAGCGTAACTGCAAAAGTGCAAGATCGTCTTGTTAAGCTGTGCACTTTAGACTATTTAACTGATGACTTAAAGTACTTAGTAGTTAGGACTATATTCAATGGTAATAAAGCTAAGTTTAATAAAATGATGATGCATCCAGCTATTATTAAAATGACTGTGAAGTAATGGCTAGCAAGAATGTGCACGACGGTTCTATAACCGCAGAGACTTTAGATTATTTAGGATTTACAGACATAGTTACTGTAGGATTTGTAACAAGCAAAGTGGAAGATGTGTATCTATCGGAATCAAAAAGTCAATGGGATATAATAAAAGATCTTTTAAAGACAGAAACAACTTCTGACTTAACAACAGTTAAAAGAGCTTTTGTATTACCTATGCATAATGTATCGACTGATAGACTTAAAGCAGCGCTTAAAGAACATAAAATCACTGTTACTAATGATTATGAGAAAGCTGATTTCGTTATTCCTCATACTAATTTTTATGAAGACTATAGTAATATTCCTAGTATACCTCAGACTAAAATGATGTTTAAATTGTCTAATGGCTATTTCTGTTATGACCATAGGCCTTTAACTCAGGATTACTATGATTTTACTAATAATGATGTTATTATAGATAGTAGAAGTCAAAATAATCTTTATCAACATAATATGAACTATGAGAGCGCTCCTTTTGATTCTTTTATATTCAGTAAGATGTCTCTAGAATTAGCAAGTTTAGTTCAAAATGGAGAGATGCAAGTTATTGCAACTGACACTATCCTTAATCAATCAGCTAACCGGATTCCTATAACTGAGCAGTTAATGGAAGACATTAAAAAGATGGTGGATAATTACAGTTCTACTGATGAGGATATAGAAATGGCGGGAAAGATAATTCCAACTATTGACCCTACAGGAGAACCTTTCTTACTTTATAACTATGCTAGTATGTTAGATAATTCTAGTTATAAGTTTAATAGAAATAAAGATGTTCAATATTGGTTTGATAAACACAAAGTTAATCGTTTAGCTAGATTGAATGCTGAAGAAGCTATTAAATACTTTGAAGAGATAGGACAATTAGACTCAAGATGTTTTAAATCTTTAGAAGTAAAATGTAGGGAGCAAATACAAATCCACAATAGAGAATTGTATACGTTCAAAGTTCAAGTTAAACCGGAGTACAGAAAGTATATGGAAGACACCGTGTAGGGTGTGTGATTACATCCGTGTTTAATTGATTGCATAGAGGGGGGAGAAGAAGCTTCGTAAGCCTTGGCAAACTCCCCCTAATATGTTTAACCTAATAAAAATAAAATTATGAAAAAAGAAGTATTATATGACCCTGTAAATACAGGAAGTTTCCAAATGATGTTTGGATTTGGACAGCCAGGTACACACCGACCTCAAAAGTGGGTATCAATAGCTAAAACAAGAATAACAAAAGCATCACTTAGAAAGAAAGAACTATGAGCGATAAAATAGCATTAATAGATGCAGATAGTCTATTGTATTATGAAATGGGTAAACCTACGTTAGAAGAAGCTATAGAAGGTATAGATAGCAGAATAGAACAAATATTAAACTTTGCAGGCACTACTAAGTATATGGGTTTTCTCACGTTAAGTAAATGTTTTAGATATAATGTAGCTAAAACAAAACCTTATAAGTACAACCGTAAAGGAGGAGTAGGTAAACCTCCCATATTCTATGCTCTAAAAGAATATGTTCAACAAAGATGGGGATTTTATGGGGTAAAAGGATTGGAGGCGGATGATTTAGTTGCAATTTATCATACAGAGGATACAGTAATATGTAGTCCTGATAAAGATGTTCTAAAACAGCTTCCTGGAACGCATTTTAATTATGGTAAGATGGAATTTGTGACGACTAGTCATGACGATGCCTATAGTTTCTTATGTGTACAAGTGTTAATGGGGGATTCCACAGATGGGATTCCTGGCATCCCTAAAGTTGGGCCAAAAACCGCAGAAAAATGGGTAGCAGAAGACTGTTCTTTAACGATGGTACTTGAAAAATACACGGAAAAGTTTGGAATTCATGAAGGAATTACTAAATTTGCGGAGACCTTCAACTTAGTATATCTGATTACGTCTTCAGAGGAGGCATTACGAGTAGGGGTAGAAAATATACCCGAAGCAGTTATACTTAATAGTGTTGAAGAGAAAATAGATGAAACAGATGGCAGTGACTGGTAATAGTATATCATTTCAACCACTTAACGCTAACGCGGTTAGAGTTATAGGAGGTACTAAAGACTTAATTCCCCATTTTAAAGATGGGGAGTTAATCTCTTTAGATATAATAGACGAGAGAAAAGTCTGTCTAGGAGAAACTTTTAAAATAAAATCTGTTCCTTATAAAGTAAACACTATAAAAGAAGTGTCAGAGGAAGTTGGATGCCCAGAAGGTGAAACCTGCTATGATTTAATAATGGCAGAAAGAACTAAAACTAGTTTATTTATCTTACCTATGTTAGGGGGAGATAGAAGACTGTTATTCTATGATAGTCTATTTATCAATGCCTATTTAGAGCTAGGAGATAAACAAGACTTTATAGTACTTTTATATAGGAAATCTAAAAAGAAAGTATTCACAGAATTTATAGGATTATTACAACATCTTAAGACTTTTGAGTCTATAGAAGGACCTAATTCACATTGTTACGTTATAAAATTCACAATTCCTTGGAAACATAGATCTAATTTTAAAAAGTTTAAAGCAGGGAAATACTCTGAGTTAAATGATACTTACAAACTTGATGTCTTAGATTTTCATAGATATGATATAGACGGAAGAATGGGTCAAATCCTATTTAAATCTTCTGAAAGACGCAAAGAGCTTGAATTAAAATTAGACGCTGTTATTCCTAAAGAGTCTGAATTATATAGTATAATGGATGAAGAACAAGAAAAACTTAACTTAGAAACATATTTTTAAAATGAAAAAAGAAACGACTAGCATTACTCATAATGAATTATATTATGATACTCAACGAAATAGAGATCCCTGGAAAGTTCCTGCAAAAGCAGAGTTTGGATGGCATCTTGATAAAGTAGTTGAACAAATTACTAAATTATTAAAATCTAAAAACAAAGCATACGGCAACACTGCGCTAAATCCTACTAATATTTTTAGTAAGCTTAGTTCTACTGAAGCTATATGTGCTAGGATAGATGATAAATTATCCAGAATAGGTAATAGAGGAATTAATGATGAGACAGAAGATACAGTCGATGATTTAATTGGGTATCTGTTATTATTAAAAATGTCAATGGAGAAATGAAAAATAATATAGTTGTAATTTGGCCTGACTTAATAGTAATATGGCCATCATAAATATAAAGGGGAACTTAACGGTTCCCCTTTTTTTTATCTTTCAAATGCGCTATACTTCTCTAATTCATATGCTACACTTGTAAATGGTAAATCTTTCCTTATAGATCTAAGTGGATCATTACCTTGAACATCTTGCATTAAATTATTCATATGACTAATCACTGCGATTGGATTTTTCATAGTACGTAGTATTTCCCCTGGCATTAAACCTTGAAGCGCATCTTTTTGTAAGAACTTAAATCGTTGGAATAAAGGATCGTCATCATCACCGTCTAAACCTGCTACCATAGCACCTACTGTTATATATGTCAGTATTTTAGCGAGAATTCCTATTATATCTCCTTTATCTCTATCATTTAGATTTCTATAGTTGTATGATTTGTATTCTCTTTTCATACCTTGGGTACCAATCATAGACGCAATAGCTTTAATAAGAACTTTAGCTCTACCTTCATGCTGCCAAGTCTTCCAATCCATGGCATCCAGTTGTTTTTCTACCATTTTACCATTCTCTTCAACTTGGATAGTAATTTTTTTCTGATTACCAGTAACTTCATCTGTTAACGCTCCATATTGACCTAAATTAACGTCGTCTTTTCTAGATTCCCACTCTTGCATTAGTAGTGCTGGTAAGTATTTCTTAAATTGTAAGAACCACACACCTATAGCTGTTCCTTCTAATACCGATCTTTCATGGCTTCTATAGGCACCGTGAATATCTGTAGATGTTTTTAACATTCTTGTCAATTCCATCTCTGTTAATTCATCAATTAGTATTTGCTGACCACTAGGATCAGTTACAACTCCTCTTAAATTTCTAGTTCCATTCTTATACTTCATAAAAGTACCATCATTATTATAATTATCATAAAGACTGCTTTTATCCGGCATTTTAATCCTTTTCATTTGAGCAGCTAAGTACACAGCATGACCCCACTCTTCATGAATAGCGTGAAAGAAAAATAACTTGTCAGTAGTCAATAAAGGATTTCTAGCGTTGATTTGGTCCGATTTACCCACAGCATAATCATAATTATCTGGAAGATACTTAGTTCTCTTCATTAAATTATGCAGCTTATTATTAATAGGTTTATTATCTACAGCATGTTTCATTTGTGCGCCAAACATCTTAGCAGTTTCCTTGAATCCAAATCCTATATCCGACATAGTTACATCAATAGACCCCTCATCTAAGCCTATTCTTTTGGATACACTACCTTGTGCTGCTTTCATAAGAGTATACATCATTATAATCGCACCATTAAATGTACCTCCAATTATTTTGAACCATAATGCTTTACCAGTTGTAAAATGCTTTAAAGCCATTATCACTTTAAAAGGACTTAATACAATATACTCTCTATTAAATTGACTTTTAGGCCTAGAAGGATCGTACCCCATGAAATTTTTCATAGTCCACTGAGTAGAAGTCCAATGCCCATCACTACTTCTCCCCGCAGCTCTTTCCTGCATAACAGCATTAATTAAAAAATTCTCCATGAATTTCTCATAGTTTTTCCAAGTCTTATCATCATTATGCCTTAACCCTTTCATGGTAGTGTAATAACTCTTTAATCCATCTCCTAAAGCTACAACATAATCCATCTCTTGCTTACGCATTAAGTTACCAATAAACTGATAATGCATATTCTCTAAGTTATAAGAATGCACTGAATCTGCAATAATACCTTGAGACCCCATAAATCTTACTGGAATATGATTATTAATAACATCTCCTTGAGAATAGTAATCTTGCTCTATAAACATTGTGAATGTTGAAGCTGCCCACATTTTCATCTGAGCTCCAAATCCTTTTACATTCCTAGATACAATATTTTCATTTTCATATCTTTCATAAGACTCCCATGTTTCCATTGGAAGTCTAGGCATAAAGTTCTCATGTAACTCTCCTTCTATTACAGCATTGTCTACATTATGCATCCCCATTATCTGAGAGTACACTTGATCTCCTTCCATCTTCTTTTTCATTAAAGAATTCCACTCAGTAGTCCATCCTTTTCTAAGATGTTTTATTAAGTTATATTGAGCATCAGTTAATTCTCCTGCGGCATGTTTCTTAGCGGCATCTTTCAAACTAATCATATATGTTCCTGGAGTTTGTACACCATCTATTTTCTCCTCATAAGCAAATCTATACATATCTTTATATGTAAATCCTGAACTCGCTCCTAATGTAGCTAACCCCTGAATCTTAGATAAAGGATTCTTATCCATATACTCATCTCTCACAGCCTTGAATAACACTTCTGCCTCTCTTTTTTCCTCTTCAACCCTATTATTTATCTTATTACTAGCCTTCATAAAGATCTTATTGAAAGCTTGTATTCTAGGACTTGCTATGTTATAAATAGAACTAGACCATGTTTTTAACATGCCCAGATCTTTTTCTGAAGTTAATTTTTCTTTAGAACTTTTAGTTAACTCTAACATATGTGTAGTTAAAGTCTCAAGTAATTCTCTATCCTCTGGTAAATTATTAGATAATCCTTCAGTAGCAACTCTTGTTCTAACTATTTCTATTTCTTTCTCTAAAGCTTCAATCTGCTGATTCATAGGTAAATCATCATACTTAGATAGAATAGCACTATTTCTAACACTGCTAGTAGTATAATTATTTGCGTTTAATAGTCCTTGTGCCTCAGCTTTAGCAAATGCTTCAGGTTTCTCAGCGCGTAAGTAATTACTAATTATATTAAGATAATCTGTCATATCAACTTCAAAAGGAGCTTTAAACGGATTATTTCTATCTAAATGTTGTATAAATACATTTCTAAATATAGCATCTGGTGTATGTTCTTTAACCATTACAGCACGTAGAGTTAGCTCAAGCATAGCCCTATTTACTTTACTATTATTTATATTTGACATATTACCTGCTGAATACCTCATAATATCTGATGCAGCTCTATCACTTAAGAAATGGGAACCTGATTTCCAATCCACCATAGTTAAGGTACCGTCTTCATGCTGCACTAAACCATCAATTTGAGTAGCTACACCTATAATATCACTGTGTATCATTAACTCAGCTTTCATTTTATCAGATGACTTAATACCAATTCTACGTAAAGCCCCCTCAGATACAGATCTAACCCAAGCTAGTGATTGGTCAGTGATCTCATCTTGGCCGGGCTTCTGCTTTTGAATTGCCTCTAACTCTGCTAACACTCTAGCGTCCCCATTAATAGCATATTCCATAATCTTATGAACAGCTTTACCTCTAGATGTTGAGTTAGTTATTCTTTTTTGATACTTAGTTACTAACTCCTGATATGTATACTCAGTTCCTTCAGATAAAAGGGTATCAGTTTCTTCATTCTTTTTATTTCTAGCAAAATGTCTAGATGCTGCAAATTCTGAATCCACAGTATCTTTAGCTTGACCTAATATTCCTGTTTTTATAAAGTGAGTTAATCTTTCATACGAACCACTCTTACCTTCATATTGAGTTTCATCTTGAGATAGTACAAGCCTTTCTCTTCTTTTAACTTCTTCTAATTCAGCTATAGTATCTGATTCTACTATATTTTCTATAGTAGCTTTAGTATCAGATTCAGAAGTTATAGCGTCAGATGATTCAAAATCATTATCAGTAGTAAGTAAATAGTCTTTCACTTTCCCCAGGCCACCCCCTATCTTATCTATTATTTGATATTGAGCGTTAGAATCAAAATCTTCTACATTTACATCAAAGTTAAACCTTACATTAGTTTTATCTGTTCTGATTATTAATCCAGGAAAATCTTCTACTAACTTATCTACTTTCTTAGAGTTACTTGTAAAGATCTTTTTATCTCCCCTAGCTTCTCCAACCTTATTATCCATAATAGCATAATACCCTCCAACTTGTCCTGGACTTATTATTCCTTTATTTTGTAAATCTTGTAAGAATCCTTCAGTAGTAACTCTTCTAGCGCTTTTAACAAAATCATTTGTATATACAGCAAGCTTAGAATCTCCTATAGCCATAACCGCAGCTAATTGCTGTAAAGTCATTCCAGACAGATCTGCAGGAGTTATCTCTGCTCTAGAGTTGAATAATCTTTTTATAACATTAGCTAAATACCTTAATACTTCATTAACTATATCATATAATTTACCATTCTTATCAATCATATTACCAGCATGCTCTCCAATAGCTGTTACAACTGCTTCTTTTAAGAATTGATTACCACCTAATTTAGGATACCTTCGTTTTACTTTAGCTAAGATTTCTCTTCCTTCCTTTGTAGTTTTTAATTCATGAACTAAATTATTAAATAGTTCTCTATTCTCTATAAAAATAGCCTCTACCCAAGGATGTGCAAATTCATGAAATGCTGTATCTTTTCTAGCATAGGCAGCATTTATAACAGGAACTCCTGCAACATATTTACCGGCCCACTTTCTAGAGGCATCATCAATTACTTTAGCTTTAAATCCAAATCGTTTTTCTAATTTTTCAACGATTTTAGCCATACCTTCTTGGCTCATAGTTTGTGAGTCTGAAACTCTCTGGTATAAAGCTTTTGGGTCTTCCTGTATTGGAGTTATATCTTCAACACTTCCTGGAGATTCTTTAATAAAATCAGATAATATACTTTTATCTTTTGAAAACTTAACTCTAAATTTAGTGTCTGTAGTTTCAGTTTCTTTATCTTTAAGTTTAACTTTCTTTATA